GACTCGATCTGGTCTTTTAATAGTCTGTGAACAGACTCTTGAATAGACTTCTGCGTTTCTCTTGCACAGAGAACCCGGATAGGCTTTGTCGCACCAATAGAGACCAGCGCCCTTGCTACCGACCAGCTCTTAGCACTACCTCGCCCACCGTGGATGACTTTGTACCGCTTCGGTTGGAAGAGAGGCAGCAGCTTGTCAGGAATTTCGATCTTTCGGCGCAATGCCTACCACCTCCAGAGTTGTTTGAATCGGGCCACCGTCTAAACCAGTGTGCTCAATAACATGGTTTTCTTTCCACTGCGCTCTGGTTTTCAGCCAGAAGATAGCGGCAGTTATATTCCCAGCCTTTGCCTGCTGGAACAGCGTTTGAGCCACGGCAGCGTTGGCGTCTACACGACCCTCATCCAGTTCTTTCTTGTACTTTCTAACAAGCGTGTCAGAGCTTATATCGAGCTTGGCAGCGATATCCTCATGCCGAACCCCTACCGCAGCCAGCATCTTTACGATGCGTTTATTCTCATCAGTTACCTTGTGCATTTTTTTAACTCCGCAAAGGTCTGACCGATTGACTCAAGCACAGCCTGTTTGCCAGTGAAGTCTTGCCAACGCTTGATGATGACGTCGCAGTACTTTGGGTCAAGTTCCATACTGCGATTGATGCGCCCTGTTTTTTCGCAAGCAATCAAAGTGGAGCCGCTGCCGCCAAACAGATCGAGCACAACGTCCTCGCCCTTGCTGCTGTTCTTGATTGCCTCCTCTGGCAGTGCAACAGGCTTTTGCGTTGGATGCACATAGCTTGCCTGAGCATCTCGTCCAATCTGCCAAACGGTCGTTTTGCTTCGGTCGCCACAATAGAAGTGCTTGCCACTGCCACCTTCTTTCCATCCGTACAGGATCGGCTCATGCTGGGCACGATAGTCCTGCCATCCCATTCCAGCAGACTGCTTCACCCAAATCAAGGTTGATGCCTTTTTGAACAACTCGCCGAACGTTTTTTCAAACGCCAGCTTTGGGCCTGTCTGACTGTCTGGATGGCAAACATAGATGCATGCCAGTGGCTTCATGACAGCGTGGTATGTAGCAAAGACATCTCGGCAAAACTGCTCGAACGACTCGTCCGACATGTCGTCGTTCTTGATCTTGCCCAGCTTGTTCTTTTCGCCACGCCCTTCATACGCCACGTTGTAAGGCGGGTCTGTGAAAACCATGTCGGCCTTAACGCCATCCATGAGCTTTTCTGCCTGCTCGATGCTTGTCGAGTCACCACACATCAGCCTATGCTTGCCTAGCACCCAGACATCCCCTAGCTTTGTAACCGGGTTATCTTCAACCTCTGGTGCCTGATCTTCATCGGTCAGCCCCTGCGTGACCTCGTTTTCGCTCATCAACCGCTTAAGTTCATCCGGGTCAAAACCTAGCACCTCAAGCGCAAAGTTGTCAGCCAGCAGCTCATCCAGCTCGATCGTCAGCAGTTCTTCATTCCACCCAGCATTCAACGCAAGCTGATTGTCTGCAATGACATATGCTTTGCGCTGCGTAGGTGTTAGGTGGCTGAGTTTGATACAAGGAACGTCAGTAAGCCCTAACTTCCTAGCAGCCATCAACCTACCGTGGCCAGCAATAATCGTCCCGTCCTCTGATATCAGGACTGGATTATTAAATCCGAATTCTTTGATCGACGCAGCTATTTGTGCGACTTGTGCGTCTGAGTGCGTTCTAGCGTTGTTGGCGTATGGAATTAGCTTATCAACGCTAACGTGTTCAATTTGCGGTTTCACCCTGACTCCTGTCGGTTGGTCAGTAATTACTTACATCGGTTTTGTATCAGCCTTGCAACATACGGGTCTTGTTTTTGGTCTTTTGTTGGAGCGAAAAGCGCCCTACTCCTGTTATCCGTATTGTCAGGCTCACATAAATAATACATTGCTAGACTGTTTCTAGTAACCCCCTGTGGGCAATCTATCGGTTCTGGCAGACCATGCCAGCTTCCTCTTGTGTCGAAAATGACCGCTCGGTTATATATTGGGGCCACGGTTTTAACAAGGTTGTCTGGATCTTTATACAAACCGAGATGCCCACCCCAGTCCTCTTGCCAGTTTGGAGTGAGGTAGACGATAAGGTTCAACCGCCTCTGTAACGGCAGCTTTGGGTGCATGTTGTAGTCTAGGTGGACGTTAAGCTTTCCACCCCTGCCATGCTGGTGTAAGCCTCCACCGTGTAGACCTATGTCTGGGATGAGCCTGGCTTCTGTCAGCGACTCCAGCATGTACAGCATTTCTGCGCTGCTGAAGTAGGTAAATGTCTTGTACGTCTCTTTGCCAAACCTGTCGTAGTGGTTGCAGGTTTGTTTGATCTCTAGCGGGTTGTCGTAGCGGAACCAGCACTTGTCATCTTGCGCTGGGAACTCTCTTGCTACAGGGTCTGGGTCTATCAAGAAATCGTCGATAATCGCATGCCAATATGGTTTTGTGTCGACGTATATTTTCATTACTCAACTTTCAGCATCTTGATAGCTTCTTCCTCGCCTGGAAAGACGACAAAGTTGCGAGTGCCTTTACCTTCTGTGCGAGAGCCTTGATCTAAATACCGAATTCCAGGTATACCTTGCTCTCGAAGAAATGCAGCCCCTTCTGGACGTTTTGCATTAAACCTCGCCACCAAATCCCCACCAAGATCGTCCATCTCAAGACCGACTTGTTTAGCAAGCCTTTGGATTGTTTCTGACTGTTGTCCTATCGGCTTATCCCAATCCAACATTTTGCTGATCATATCGTCTGGAATGTCTACTGTGTAAAAAGATCCAACTGATACCTTATTTGGATCTAGCTTGTTTATTTCATTTTTCAATAAAACATCATACGCATATCTATCAGCTTCTTTTAGTGCAGCGGCTTTGTCTCCTTTATTTTCATATATCAACTTTGCTGCAACACCCATAATTGGGTTTGATGTTTGATTTATTTTTTGACCATCATATGTAAACCCAGGTTCTCTTAATGTTCTTCTATATTCTCCAGCAACCGCGGGAGCCTCAGCAAAATAATGCCCGTACCCATAAGCCTGAGCACCCTCTCCGCTTCCGATCTTAGTCGGGTCAAACTTACTAAACCGATACGGACTGCCGTGGTACGCAGTAAGACCTAGCAGACCAGTCAACTCAGGCGAGTTCTTTGCCGCTTGCAGAGCATCCAGCAATCCAGGCACTTGCGCTGCCATCTTGATAGCGCCAGCAGGCACATTAGGCCCAGGCATATTACCTACCGCCTGACCAGTCCTGTACGCCTCTTCTGAACCGTATTCCGGCTGCTGTAGACCAAGAAAACCCCTGCCAAACGGCCCAGCTACGTTAGCAATAGGCTGGCCGATATTGCGCTGATATGCGTCATACGCCTGACGTAAGCCCAGCAGCCGCAGAAGTTCGGTCATGTCCATGATTTACCACTTGACTTTGTTAGCCCAGTAAGCAGCGGACATCTTGCCTTTTGCAATGTTCTCAGCGTGTCTTGCTTTGAACGACTCTCGGCGTTTTCTGTCAGCAGCAGACTCACCCTCTTTCTTAGGGCTTCCAGATACACCTTGCTGACCAAACCTGATGAGCTTTACATCCTCACCCGACTTTGCCAGCACCGCATGACTCTTGGTCGGATGACCTGGCGTACGTTTAGGCTTGTTGTACCCAGCAAACGTTTCTGAACCGCGCTTAATCATTTCTTTCTCGCGGCTCGCATATTGTCGATTAAATTAGGGTAAGGTCGGCCAGCAGACGCTGCCATCGCCTTAGCTGACCGCTTCTCTTTCTTGCTCAGCGGGTCAGGCTTGCCCAGCTTTTTTGGCCTGGGCTTATCCCAGATCGCTTTCATTTCTTTTTACTCGGCAACATGGGAGCATTGTTTTTGGCAGGCTTAGGCTTTTTTTTGTAGTTCGGCTGATTGGTAGTACCCATTATTCGTCCTCCATCATCCGAGCCATCTTTAACATAATCTTGTGCTTTTCTGTCATTCCCTTTACAGGGCCACCAGCAAGCCAACGGTCGCAAGCGTAATCTTCTGAACAACGAAAGTCCCAGCGAGCGCAGTAACCGACGTCATCATCGTCAACAATGTCCTGCATTTCTTCCGGCAGGCCAGCAACGATGCACTCGATCATGTCAGGCGTTTGAATGAACCGTCT